TGCGGGCGGGGTTAATGAAGAGTTACAAAAACTGCAACTCGGCACTGACAGCGCATTCTCAAACCTTGCAGGTTCGCCGCCAAAGGCGGACTTCTTGGCCGTTGTGCGGGACTTTGTCTGGACAGCAAACATTGACGTGGCGGGCACCAGAAAGCCATACCGCTGTTACTGGTCTGGGTTTAACGACTCAACAAGCTGGACATCCGGCACCGACCAATCTGACTTTCAAGACATCCCCGACGCTGGCGCAATAACCGGACTGGTTGGCGGTGAGTACGCGACGATCCTGATGGAACGAGCCATTGTACGAGCCACATATTCTGGTTTGCCTCTGGTCTGGCAATTTGACAAGGTCGAGACTGCGCGGGGCTGTAAGGTGCCCGGCTCTGTGTGTAACATAGGACACACTGTGTTTTACCTTTCGGACGACGGGTTCTATGCCTTTGACGGGCAAAGCTCCAAGTCTATTGGCGCAGAGAAGGTGAACAGGTTTTTCCTTGGGGACGCGAACTCATCGCAATTTGATAAGATGACCGCCACAGTTGACCCCCGGACGCAAATCGCAGTCTGGTCTTATGTGTCTGTAAACAGTCTGGACGAGACACCAGACCGTCTTCTGATATACAACTACGCGCTGAACCGTTGGTCTATTGCGAATGTTAGCGCCGAACTTATTGCGCCGTTTTTCACTCCATCCTATACGCTGGAGGATTTAGACCAGATATCAACGTCCATCGACACGATGACCACGTCGTTTGATAGCTCGCTTTGGCGAGGTGGCCAGTTTTTGTTTGGCGGGGCGTCGGGGTCCAAGCTGTTTTCTTTCACAGGCGAGCCACTGGATGCCACGATAGAGACTGGCGAGACAGGGTTGTCGATGGGAAACCAGACGATTGTCACTCGCGCCTACCCATACCACCGAGGCGGCGCTGTCACTTTGGAGATCGGGACACGCGGGCTTCACAGCGAGGACGTAACATTTACCAGCGCAGTGGCACCAAACGACGACGGCTTTGCACCCTTCCGGGCGCAGGGCAGATACCACCGCGCACGGTTTAACATATCCGGCGACTGGGATTTCGCGCAGGGCATTGACGTAGAGGCGCGGAAGGTCGGAAGGCGATGAGCCACTATACCAACTTCCGAATCCTGAACCCTGTGACCGCGACGACGCGTGAGGTTGCGGAGGTGTTAAACAGGACCGTTGACGGCAAGCTAAACAGCACAGGGCATGTGTCTGTGTCATCCGGCACAACGTCAACTGTTGTCACTGACCCAAGGGTCAGCGGTGAAAGCACGATCTTGTTTGGGCCAGTCAACACACATTTTTACAATTTGCAGCCCTACACAAGCGCAAAGTCAAAGGGCAGCTTTACGATAAGCCACAATAGTCACGGCACAACTGCGGATGTTGAATATGTTGTCATTGGATGATTGGCGCCGCTGCCAGCAATACATTGAGGACGCGCTATTCTACGCTGGCGGGTCACACACAATAGAGAATGTGGCTCAAGCCGTGGCGATTGGAAAGGCTCAATTTCATCCTTTGGAGAAGTCTGCTATAATCACTGAGATTGTGGACTACCCGCAAAAGTCAATGTGCCGGATTTGGTTGGCGGGCGGTGACTTGAATGAATTAATGGAAGCAGAAAAGTCTATTGCCATTTGGGCAAAAGATCAGGGCTGCAACGGAATGGAGATCGTGGGCCGCAAGGGCTGGTCTCGTCAACTCAAAGACTACCGCCAGAGTGCGGTTGTACTGATGAAGGATTTTAGCGATGAGTAAAGGCGGCGGGTCAACCAGAACGGTCACGCAAAGCACAGGTGCGCCAGAATACGCGCAGCCATTCTTAGAGTTTGGTTTGTCCGAGGCAAAGCGCCTCTACGGCGACCAGCCACAGTATTACCCCGGACAGACGACTGTCGGCTTTTCGCCAGACACTGAAATGGCGCTGTCTGGTTTGCGGCAACAGGCAATCACAGGTTCGCCGTTTATCAAGGCGACGCAAGACGTGGTGATGCAGAACCTGATGGGCACAAACCCCCTACAGTCTGCGGCGATGCGGCCAGTTTTGGAGCAAATGGAGGGCAGGGTCTCTCAGTCTGGTAGATACGGCTCTGGGTACGGCGACGCCGCCATTGCACAGGCTCTGGCCCCTATGGCCTATCGGGCACAACAGGAGGCCATTGCACAGGCTCCCGGCGCAAGGCAGCTTGGCTTCGCTGACCTCGAAACCCTTGCGGGGGTTGGCGCGGCCCGTGAGTCACAGTCAGCGGCAGAGCTTGCGGCTGATATTGAACGCTTCAATTTTGAGCAGCAACAGCCGCTCTCATCGCTGGCGAACTATATGGCAGGGGTTCAGGGCGGCACCATAGGCGGGCAGACTGTCTCGCCAGTCTACCGACAGCCAGCACTGTCGGCTCTATCCGGCGCTATGGGCGGGGCTGGCATTGCTCAGGGGCTGGGAAGCAGCAACCCAGCATATGCTATTGCTGGCGGCGCACTTGGATTGCTTGGAGCATAGGAGATTTAGATGGTTGATATTCGACCCGGACTGATAGCATTCCCAAGCGGCGACCTTATGCGGCGCAGTGCAACGCCCTTCTCAAGCGTGACAATGGCTGATGGCCGGACGCGGACAACCCCCGCCTCTACTATCACAGAGAGTGTTCTGCCGCAGGATATGTTGTCGATGCAGAGGGCTATGCAGCGCCGCCAGTTAGCACAGGCAACGCAGCTTGCTGCTCAAAAGCAGCAGACATTGACACAGGTTCCGGGTGGGCCAGCACCTCTATCTGCACCGAAAACTCGCGGAGCATTGGCGGCTGCAATGGCTGGCTTGCAGTACGCAGGGCCGCAGACGCAGCCGACATCATTAGCGCAGGGCCTTGGCGTTATGGGTACTGCGGCGCTTGACGCATACGACAGGGCGAGTGCAACGCAAGCCCAGCGTGAGGCGTTGGAGTTTGATAGGCTTTATAAGATAGCTGACTTAGACATTAAAGCAGCAAAAGCTAATGGCGGGATGTTTAAGGGTTCAGGATTTAAGCCCGGAGCTTTCAATATGATTATTGATCTTGCCCCTAAGATAAAGGCAGGGACCGCAACCCCAGCAGAGCAGCAGGCTTATTCTCTGGCCTATGGCGAGGTTTCCGCTGAGACAAAATTAAGTTCTTTCGATAAAGATGGGAACGAAACAATCCAGACAATCCCCGGCGCAAATATGTCTCAATTCCCAAAGCCCGCAGGTTTTGTCGAGCCGACAGAAACGCTTAAGCCTAGCGGTGAGGGGCTTAGAAAATCAAAGTTTGGCAGAAATATCACTGTTATGGGCGGCCTCCTCAACCAATATAGAAACATGATAATGTCTGACGACTTTGGCAGGGTCGACATTCTCTCAGGCACAGCAGGAACACCAACAGAAAGAATGGCAAGCGCTTCTGCTTTAGCCACGGTTCTTCGGCTTAAAATTAAAGAGCTAGAAGACTTAGGCGCACTTGTGGGCGGCGACTTTCAAATTCTTGACAGCCTATTAATGAACCCCGCCTCGACAGACGCGCTCAAGGGTGGGAAAACGGCTATGATCGCACAAATTGATCAGCTTGAGCGTCAGATTCAATCAAAGCTATCAAGCAATGATCAACCACAAGCAGAAGGGATGTATCTGACTCCAATCGTTTTAACTAAAAGGGGCGAATGGGATGATGTGCCATCTGGCTCTTTTGTTCAACTCCCTGATGGCAGACTTGTATATAAGGAAAAATGATGGCTGAAGATTTTTCAAACCTACCGGGTGCCGTATATGTTGGCTCTTCTGGCGCGCCACAAAATAAAAGCAAAACCACAGCCAGCGAGTGGGACGCGGTCAGCTTTGCCACGGGCCTTGCCAGATCAATAGGTCAGGGCTTGACGTTTGGCTTTGCTGACGAGGCCGAAGCCTATGCCAGAAGCGTACTCGGTGACGAGACATACGCCGAAGCGAAGAAAGCGACAAACGCAGAGCTATCAAAGTTTCGTGGTGAGAACCCGTTTATTTCTTTTGGCCTAGAAATAGGCGCTGCCATTTTGACACCGGGCGGCGTATTGAGGCTGGCGACAAAAGTGCCAAGCCTTGCGAGGGCGGCACAAACAGGATTGCAGGCGACAACGCCCGTGACAAGGGCAATGGCTGGTGGTGGGCTTTATGGTGTCGGGACCGCTGAAGAATTGAAAGATGTGCCTGTGTCAGCTGGCTTGGGCGCGACACTTGGAGGCGCTGGGGCAAAGTTTGCTCCAGTTATTTCCGAGAAGGCAAAAAACCTAATGAAACTCGGCATACCTTTATCCATAGGGCAGAAGCTGGGCGGAACCGTGAACATGATTGAGGAAGGGCTGTCAAAGCTGCCTCTTGGGGCCGAGATGATAGGGCCAACGCGGTTAAAGGCAGTGCAGCAATTCGCAACATCGGCTTACAACAAAGCGCTGGCCCCTCTGGGCAAGGCGGTGCCAAGCAACACAGACCCGCGTGATGCCGCCATCACAGCACAAAAAATATTTTCAGACAGCTACGAAAAAGCGCTCAAAGACGTTGAGATTAAGGTTAGCGATGGGTTTATTGACGATATTGAAAACGTCTTGGCACCGTATGTCCAAGCTCTTGACAAGCAGGGCAAGGAAAAACTAGATGAGTTTATTGTTCAAGAAATATATAATCGTGCGCCGGGCGACAAGCTGACGGGCGAAAGCATTGCCGCAATACAGCGTCGGTTTGGTGAGCTTGCTCAGACTTACATGAAGTCACCTGATGCCTACCAATCTACATTGGGGCGGGCCATTCGCGCTCTTGACGCAGAAATGATGGACATTATCGGGAGATACTACCCGGCCAAGGCTGACCTGCTTCGCAGGACTAATGAAGCCTACTCAATGTATTACCCGATACGAGCCGCCGCAACGGGTACTGGAGTAAAGGAAAATGTATTCACCCCCGCAAAGCTGCTGTCCTCTATCCAGAGGGAAGAAAGAAAGGCAGGGGCTGCTGGCCTAAACCGACTTGAGAGGGGCGAGGGCAAACTGCAAGAGTTTGCAGAGCAGGCTCAAGAAGTTATCGGCGCAAAGGTGCCGGAAAGCTCGCCGCTCAGAACATTTTTAACATTGGGCAGTGTTGGCGGTGGAGCCGCCATTGACCCTGTTATGACAGGCTTGGGGGTTGTTGGCGGCAAAGCACTCTACAGCCGCCCCGGTCAAGCAGCCCTTGGGGGCGGCACAATCCCAGACATACCTTATCTGCCGTTTCGCGGAAAACAATTCCCCGGTCTCGCTCAGGCCGTCTCTGCGTCTATGCGCTCACCAGCAACGGCTGGGCTTTTGGCCACTGAGGTTGGGCCATACGCAGAGCAACAGGCCCAAGGGCTTCTCGGTGGGCGCTACCCCTAGCGCATCCCATATGTTAAACTCAGCGCCAAGCAGAGGAGCTACTGATGGCATTTGACAAAATTACCGAATACAGCGCGACCAACGCCAGCAACACGGCGATTGGCGATGTTAATGTGCAGGAGGGCATGTTGCCTTCGGCGGTCAACAATGCGATTCGTGAGCAAATGACGCATCTAAAAGAGTCTTTGGGGTCGGGCACTCCACTCTATGTGGACCAGACAAACAACCGACTTGGCGTGAACAACGCGGCGCCAGCCACTGCTTTGGATGTCACGGGCACTGTGACGGCTGATGGGCTGACTGTAGACACTAGCACACTGCACGTTGACAGCACTAATAATCGTGTAGGCATTGGGACGACTTCGCCTTCTGCCACCTTTGAGGTTAACGGTAACGCCATTGCCACCACAGACACTGACA